TGTCGTGATGGGAGGACCAAAGCCCTCCCATGTTGTCAGCGTTTCGATTAACCGGGCAGGATGCCCTTGACTGCGCCCAGGTGGCTTGCAGCCTGGAAGCGAGCGTCTTCGAAGGAATGGTAAACCACCCGCTGCGAGCTAACGTTCGCCAGACGCTCGAGCTGTGGACCATTCTGGCCCTGCAGCTGCACCCGCTTGATCATCTGCTTCATGGCAGAAGCACCAGTCAGGTAGACCGTCTTAGGCTTGAAGCTGTCATTCACGACAACCTGCATCTTGCCAGCATAAGGGTTAGGCGATGCCGCACCAGGTGCCTCAGCAACCAGCTTGTTGGCCTTGCGCTCGTAATCAGGCGAAACCATCAGGAAGCGAGGAGCAGTCTGGATCAGACCGCCGCCCAGCTTGGCATCCTGACGCTGACCGCGAAGTTCCAGAACCAGCTTCTCAAGATTGTCTTCATCGAGATCGGTGATCGCAATCTGGTTGCCAGCGGCTTCAGAGAACAACTTGCGCGTTCCAGTGCTCGACTTGACCTTGCCGTTTTCGAGAACGTTGATTGCCGACGCTTCGTTGTAGAGGCCCCAGCTAACGCCAAGATCGTTCATGCTGGACATCCAGATGCCAAGGTCATCATTGATGATGGCGTGGCGCGTCAGAGCGATCTCGATACCATCGGTACCAAGCTTCAGCGAGTAGCTGTTGCCGTCCATTTCAGCGAGTGGCAGTTCACCATCTTCGGTGACCGGGCCGATGCCGGAAAACAGGCTTGCGGAGAATGCTTCGCGAGCGTTGAAATCCTTAACCCGCATTTCGCCGGTCCACTGAGCGTAAGTCGTCTCAGGAATGGAGTCCTTCCAACCCTGATCCAGAGCCGCTTCAGCTGGCTTGGTGATGATGTTCAGATAATCGGAGGTCGTGAAACCACCGCCGGCCGAACGGTTCAGAGCTTCGCCGATGATGGCAGCATCAGACATGCGTTCATTGACGCTAACGCCGATGTTACGCAGGAATGCGATCGCACCGCCGCGCAGACCTTCACCGGCAAACTCGCGCGCTTCATCAGAAGGCGTGAGGTCCGAACGGATGCCGTAAAGCTCAAGAGCTTCGACAGTGCGCATTTCAGCGCGCAGATCCATTTCGCGCTCAGGCGAACGCTGGCTGGTTACGGTGGCGCTTGTACGATTGGTGCTCACTTCAGTTTCCCTTGCGGATTCAGCGGCGGCATTGACGTTGGCGCGAACAACTTCGCCTAGGCTGTTGCCAGAACGGATTGCAGCGACAGCAATGTCGGCATCGAGGTTATTGTCAGCAACATAGCGGACGATTTCAGCTGCATCGGGGCAGGCGCGAATTTCGGCTGCGGTTGCAGCTGGAACGACAGTTTCCTGTTCGCTACGCTCTGCGGTAGTTTCGGTGCCAGCGGCTGCCGGCACGTTTGTGTTAGTTGCCTGTGACACGTTACTCTCCGTCCTTCTTTGATTAAGTGTGTTGTCTTTGTTTCTCGTGCCGCTTCCGCTATCTGCAGGAATTGCCACAAAGCTGATTTCATGAGGTTCCCATGCAACCGCGCGCTTGGTCGTCAATTTGCCCTCTTCGCGAGTTACTTCCCACTTGGTGACGCGGTAACCGACAGAGATATGACGGATGATACCATCCTGAATATCCTGCCAGATCTCGTCGATCGAAGCCCGGTTGGACATGCGAATTCTTGCAATGCCCTTGCCGTCTTCAATCCTAACGTCTTCGACAGTGCCGAGAACGCTTTCAAGATCGTATCCCCAGTGGGAATTCAGTACCGATGCGCCATTACGCATCCGCTCAAAATCGATGGCTGCTTCCGAAACTTCGAGACTTTCCTCGTAGTATTCGTCATCACACCAGCTGTACCGCATTACCGGAGCGCCAGTCGTCCAAACCACTTCAACCGTGCGGGTTTTCTTGCCGGCTTCATCGGTGGTTTCAATGGCAGTCTGAGATCTCAGCTCGACCTGGCGAAGCGACAATTCCGCGCCGCCATCAAAGAGAGCAACGCCGTTACGGATCTCAAGCGGAATGTTACCGCGAGAAAGCGTAGTCGAGCTCATATTTTCAGCCGTGCTTGGCACTATTCAAATACCCTTGTTTCAAATCTTGTAGCCATAATAGCCACAAAACCGATAAAGCCGCAACTAAGCGCTTTTACCCTCATCAGCCGATTTTGATTTTGATTTCAAAGCTGCGATTTTCAGCGTTCCCCAAAGATCGATGCCGATATCTTCGAGTAAAACCTTGTCTTCTTTGATCTCCGCCATGATCTCGTCGAAATTCTCGCCAAGTTCAGCCACAGCCCTGCGCGGCGAAATCAATCCGTTTTTCAACTTCATGATAATGACGCCGATGTCTTTTTGTGGCTCTACGCTTGGGAACTGATCCGCGCGGAACTGGCAGGACAGATCGCCGGACTGCCAAAGGCCCGCCCGCTTTCCAGCTAGATCGAAACCCCGCCAGACGAAATTACAGAAGCTCTCTATCCAGTATTCCTGGTCAGCAACTCGCTCTGCTTTGAAATGAAGCAAGCCGACCTTGGAGCCGCTATAGGGAACGTTCGTCAAATCTGCGGTTAGGAACGCATATGGCACGCCGAAGCCGACCGCGACCGTTCTATGCAGATCGGCCATAAACTCTTTGTAATCGCTAACGTTCTGCATCACGATGGAATCGCTCTCCCACCCTGCGGGGAGCGGCAAAACCATGTTGTCTTCAAGCATGCCGTCCTGAAGCCATTCAGCGATCTCATTAGGATCCACTCTGGCATCAGTCACGCCATCGATCTGGTCCAGAACAACGTCTTCTGCTGGAGTATCAAGTGAATACTCGGAATCATCATTGATGACGTCATCCAATGGAGCGCGTGATCCATCGTCCTTGTCAGCAGCTGGTGCCTTGAGGATCAGACCAATCTTTGCTTCCATCCGTTTACGGCGAAGGATCGAATAACGAAGATCCTGCTGCTCATAGACGGTGTTTACAACCAGGGCAGCGCGAGGGATGCCGCGAATTTGTCCCGGGAACCTTTTATCGAACAAGTGAACGATCTGTGTCATGCCAGTCCGGTCATCTACGACAGGAACGCGCACTGGACGTCTGTCCATCAATCGGTCGTTTGGATTGCCCTTGTAAAGCCAGTAAGCAACCGGATGACCCAAAGGCGAAAATTCAATCCCGGCTGAAAACGTATTGCCCGGTTCGACGCGAGGTGAAATACCTCCGTCATACAGCAATGCTACATCGATCACCTCGACTGCCAAAGGCACAGACAGACCGTCTTCAAAGAAACGAGGGCGCAAGCGAACAAGAACTTCGCCAGCTTCGCGATATGCAGTGTATGCGACCCGGGTTATATCGTAAAAATTGCCGTGTCTGCTACTGTCGCATTCCGACGTGAGAAACCATTTCTTCCAGATTTCATCAGCGCGTTTTTGAATACCTTTGGTACGGCCTTTGACCGTCATATTGAAACCGGACCCAACCGTCCAATCGGTAAGAACGCGGATAGCTTCGGCGGCGTGCGGATTTACACGGGCGACCTGAACTGCTTGCTCACGCACTGTGGCAAGATCCTGAGCAAGCATGCTGGTCGATCCCAGTAATCCAGCCCTTGAGCGGTTTTGATGGTACGAACCCATGTAACGAACGCGGCCCATAGCGCTCTGATAAGTAGCACTACGCTGCTGCGTAACGACCGCACCGCGGCGATCGGCAGCAGAAAGGTTAGGCGCCGACCGGTCGACGATCTGGCCTTCGTTTACTTCGCCGCGAATGACGTCCATCGCTCGTGAGAGAAAATTTGCCATAGTTAAATGCTGCAGGCCAGTCGAACGCGGCCCATCTTGAGACGGCGCGGCTTACGCTTCGATCGAGCAATGTGGTCAGATGCCTTGATCAGATCTGCAGTCGATTGAAATTCAACCCGGTCACCCTCCGAGAAGAGCGATTTTACACCCGTTTTGATTGCCTGGTTCAGCGCATCTTGTTCAGGATCTGCGGCCATCTCGACACTCCAACTTAAGGCAATTTTGCCAAATAGGTGCCGGGTCAACCGTAACTGAAAGGCGCCTTCCTACGCCCGGGAGATCGGCGTGAAGACGGATTACGAC